AGGTGAGTGCGTTTGCTGCGAGTTTCTTCTCCCTTGCGTAGTGCGTCCAGTGTTTGTTTAGGAGCGTGTTTAGCGAGGGTGTTAAGTATCCCTTTATGATTAGGTGAATATGATCCATCTGGTTGTTCAGTGTAGCCAAGTTTTTTTAAAAAATTAATACTAATGCTCATATATGATTCAGCAGTTCAAAGTTATTCCTTGGTGATCCATTCCATCGAATTGATGATTGTCCACATATGTCTTTGAGTCTGTATAATGCCCAGCAGTTTTGTTGTGCGATGTGTGCTGCAAGAACGTCAAAGTCTCCTTCATGATAATTTGTGTAAAGTGAGCCTCTGTCATTTGGATTTGCAGCGCAAGATGGTTTTTTTGATGACGTTGATATTTGATAAGAATTTATTGATTTTGATCCTGCTCTTTTAACTTGAACGCTGATTGGTTTTGCTGGTGATTTCCAGATTATGCAGTCGGCTTTTTGAGCGTGACCGATTGGCATGAAAACATCAAATCCATTTTTTGCTGCCTCAATAGCGAACATGATTTCAGACAATGTTCCAGTTTTTGCGTTGTCATTGCCTTTCTTTTCATCGCATTCCAGCGAATACTCTGACAGGTCAAATAATGTTTCTTGCAGGCTAATCATTTAAAAGTTCTGCGTTTGAGTGGATGCGCAGCCCCCAGTATTTACACCAGTAGATCAGAATGGAATTTGTTTATCGTTGTCGTCTTTACACTACATATATTGATAATATGTAGCGCGAAGGAGTCAAATGCGAACACTGCATCCATTATTATCTGCCGTGCGCGATTTTCCAATCAGAATGGAATATCGTCGCCTTCTTCGTCTTTCTTGCGTCCTTCGTATTTAGCCTTTGCTGGCGCAGATTTGGCCTGTGGCGCGTTTTGATTAGCTTTTGGCTTAACTGATAGGCTGAAGAACTTCTTGCCGTCTTTCTTGGATTCCTTGATCCATGCGTTGATGTAGTATTCTACACCTTCAATGTTGATGCTGCCATTGTAATCGGAGTGACTATCCTGTTCCTTGCGGTCGTTTTTGAAGAGCGATCCGCGATTAGTGTTATCGTATTCCATATTTATTCTTGTTCTGTTGCTAGTTTGTTTTTTGGTTTCTGCCAGATTTCAACGCCTTCGTTGGTTGAGATGAGGCAAACTTCTTTGTTATTTCGTTGCGCGTCCTTAATGGCATTATCCATCATCCACTTCTCCCGTGGAAGTTTATAGCCATTAGTTAGCGGCACGAAACCATTTTCTTGTGCGCATTCAATTGTCATTGTCTTGTTTGTTTAAATTATTGTCCGACTTGTGGAGCTTGCATCCTGCTGAGTAAATGAATACTCCCTCCATCCCCATGTAGCCTGCGCCATATTCGTTATCCATGACAGGACAAGTGCAACCTTGCTCGATTGCTGCTTTGCTGCCGGGGTTAGGTTTAGATTGTTCCATAGCCTTGTCCGATCCAGAACGCAAAGTCTTTTGGTGATAGTGCGTCTTCGGTGTTTTCTTCAACGATTGCCCAAATTGCCTTGGCGCGTTCTCCTCCATCCAGTCCTTGCTCGATCTTGTCTTGAGCATCCGCGCCTTCTTGGAAGTCTTCTGGGAATTCTTCCATCAGTCTTTCAGCCAGTGGTGTCATTGTGATTGTCATATATATTTATTGATTGTGAATGAATGTTTTTATTGAACACGAATGAATCTACAGCATTGCTAAAACGGGTCAACATTATTTTCAAAAAAAGCATCCCACTCCGCAACCGCATCAATACTGGGTTTGCGGTCTTCGATTTCCGCTGAACCGCTTGCAGACTCGCTGAAATTTTTTTCATATATTTTTCTTGCCTCTTGGTAGTTTTTCTCAGCAAGCGCAAATCGAGACTGGATGCGGTTCTCCCAGATTCCAATGCTCGTTTCAAGGAGCATGAGACAATGCTCGTATGCGTGATCTTTATTCATGGATTTCCTCGAAGCGTGAAATTTCTCCGCGCATTTTCACTGGCACGAACACGTCTCGTTGTCCTCGGCGATTCTTGTCTATCCTGATCCGTGACGTTGGTTGCGCTTGTGCTGTTTTGCGGTAGCCAGCAGGCTCTTTCTTTTTATCGTCAGGATGCGAGATTATGAGCAGGAAATCTGTGTGGTGTCCGATTGCGCGTGACTCACGCACTGCGCCATCGTCGTTGAGTTGCGATGCCGTCAAGACCACGGAGTTTGCCTTGAGTGCCGTCAGCTTCAGTCTACGTGATAGTTCACTCACTGCCTGCTCTCTATTGTCGGCGTTAGGCATCGTTACAATTTGTAGGTAATCGACCACAATTACGTCTGCCTTGCCAAGTGAAGCGAGACGTTGAGCCTCTGCGATGATCTCGCCAACCTCGGACATATCGTCGCGAATCGTGAGGTTCATCTTCATCAATTGCTCAATTGCATTTGATATGTCTTTCGCGCTGGCAACTGTCTTCCAGTCTGACACTGCATTGATCTCACGCATTGGAACGATTGTCTTTCCGATCAGATTGCAAGCCATTCGTTGCAGGATAGATTTCGCTGGCATTTCGAGAGAGAATATCGTTACCGATTTTCCCTCCAGTAGCGCGTTGAGTGCCGCCTGATACAATAGGATTGACTTACCTCCGCTGGTCTGCGCTCCGACAACGAGCATTTCACCTCGACGCATTCCACCACCGAGCAGTTTGTCAACCTTTGGAATTCCAGTGGCAAAGTTTTCCAGTGGTGACTTGTTTTCTAAATCGTCAAGGAAATCGCTTAAATGCTCCTTTACGCTCTTTGAATTGGTTTCTGGCTGGATTGCATTAGCCAGTGCATCAGCGATTGCTGGAAGGTCAGCTCGCATGGCGCAAACATCGTCATGCGCTTCTTCCCATGTCTTGATAGCATCGCGGTATCCTTTTGCTTTGAGCAACTGCGAGCGGTAATCCGCTGCTGTCTCAACGCACATAGCTCCCGGCGCGAGCAGGATTGTCTTGAGAACTTCGATGACTCCTTCCTTTCCTCCAGCGGAGTTGAGCTTGCCAGTGGTTTCGAGGTCAGAGATTGCTCCCAGTGCGTTTGTGCTGCCTGTCCGCTGGTAAACCCTCTCCAGTGCCTTGAAGATCAGCTTGTGCTGCTCCAGAGCGAATAGATCAGCGTTCCATGCAAGGTGCGGTAGAACCTCTGGATCGATTGCGATTAGTGATAGTGCAGCTTTCTCTGCGGTGATGGCGATAGGTAGTGATTTCATATATGTATTAGCAAGCCCGCGAGTATGTCATCTCAACCTGTTGCTGCTTGGGTTTTACCCAGTCAGCTTTGAATGATTGCCATCCACGGGTGACGCATTCTGTCAGAGCGTCATTGAGTGTCAAGCCTGCAATTTCAGATTCTTTTTCAATCATGTTCAATGCGGTTTCTGTAAGTGGTGCGCGTTTAGCTTTGCGGAGTGTGAGGAAATCATTCCAAACTTGTTGAGAAACTGACTCTGGTTTTTTAAGTGTTGCCTTGGTGGGTTTATTGCCTTTACCAGTTGGTAAAGGTAATAAATCCTGCTGTGTTTCTATATTATTAGGTATTTCATTATTAGTATTAGGTATTTTGTTATTAGTAATAGGTATTTGGGTGCGGTTTTTCCACAGTGTGGATTCACCACCCTGTGGGAAACCCGTAGGGTGGTTTTCTGGTAGCTCTGCAACATGGAAATTGCCAAGAGTTGCGTTCTGTGCAAAGCGAACTCCGACATACCAACCGATAACTTTACCGCTGGCATCCTTGCGTTGGACATCCTCAATGAATCCAGCTTCCTTGAGTTGAGCTTTTGCTTTTGTGAACTTATCTCGACCCCACTGAAGACCAGTCATGGCATAATCTGATGTTGCATGAACTGCCGTGTTTTTCTGCCACTTGCGAGTGTAGGCGTAAAATGTGTAAAGCGCGATACAATCGCCGGGATTGTCCATCTTCAATAACCGATCAATTGTCGGTTTGGTAATTCCAATCAAGTGATCCTCGATTGATCCTTCTGCCATTGTCTGGCATCTCTCGTATTGTTCTATTTTAAACTGCATAATAAAAGAAAACCCTCGCCTCAAGTAGAACCGCATTATCAAACGACAATGCCATGAGGCGAGGGAAATTGTTTGGGTGTTTTTGACATCGGGTTCTAAGCGATGCGCTTCAACTGAAGCTACACTAATCTAAGCGTAACGTGCGCCTTTGTAAAGCGAAATTCTCCTTGCGTGTGCGTTGTCGCGTTTGGCGATTATGTCACCAACACGGACGATCAACTTCAATCGTTGCGCTACATTGAATATAGCACCGAATGCGTTTGGATGGTTAGGTGGATCACCAGCGAGCTTGCGGACATCTTCTGCATGGAATGTCATGCCGCTGGATGCCATTGCCTTTATGATTGCAAGCGTTGCTTCCTTCCAGTCATCGGGAGTGTTATCGATGACTTTGGCGCATCCAGCTTCCTTGAGATTGTAACCGCCCATCATTTTGTCCTCCTTTTATCTGAATTAGAATTTTTTACTAAATAATCATATAAAAATTTGTCATATTTTTTATATTTTTCATCTGCGTTAAATGTTTTGTAATAATCAAACCAAATTTTTTGATATATGTTCATGCTGCC